TCATCTGTTATACCAGCAGCTGCTACTAATGCTATCGCATCATATTGATACGCAACAGATGTAATAACTACTCTAATTCCTCCATTAGTAGTACATTCAACAGCATTCTGTATTCCTAAATTTAAACTTCCACATCCTCCAAAATCTTCATCTCTCTCTGAGCACGATCCATCATCTATATCAGCTTCACTATTATAATACTTTGATGTTGAATCAGTGCACCCTTTCAAGTATACAGAAAATATTTTAATTATATAACAATCCTCATATTCCTCAACTGAGCCGCTATTAGTATATGCTATTTTTACTGCATAATTTTTAGGCTCTAAACCTGTAAATTGCATTAGTCCCCCAGCATTAGTCTGGGTGCTAACTAATGCACCATTATTTGTAAGGAAAGTAGCATCTAAATATTCAGAACTAGGAGGACGTTTTAAAGAGTAAAGTTTATACTCGTAATTTGTTCCCCCAGTAAAATAGTCTCCAGTATTAAACTTTAAAGAAATTATTTCTCCACTAATACTATCTTTATATTTCTCTGTAGTATAACTTAAAGGAGTTAATCCTTCTATTGTTACTATTCCATCATCATTTGATACTCCAGTAGTAAGAATAGAAGTTGCATTTTGTACCTTAACATTAGTTTTTGCAAAAGGCCCCATTAAGATACCATCAGAAGCATCTTTATGCCTAACTAAATTGCCTGTATCATTGCAATACACACATGTCTGTGACCATCCATTAGCTGCTAAAACAGCGGCATCATAATTAATAGCTGCAGACTCTGTACATCCTTTTAATGTAGAATGAGTAGCTTCACTTTCAATAAAAATTATTTCTCGTAAAACGCAAGGTGTCCCGTTAGAGTCTGTAATCGTAAGCAAATACTCCCCTGCGTATAAACTTGAAAAATCCATAATTGCAGGTGTCGAAGTACCCGTCTGAGTAACAAATGTTAATCCAGGACCAATTTTAGTAGCAGAAAGTACATATGAATAGTTCGCAGTTCCTAATAGTACTTCTACTTGTATAGTAGCATCAGCAGTAATTGTATTAGTTGCTAATTTGTTATGTACTACTTTTAATGAGTATCCCTCACAATTAGCAGCGCATGCACCATCAATAAAAATATTATTAGGATCATTAATAATAGATGAAGAAAGAGTAACTCCTGTAATACAATCTGTAGAAAATGAAGTTCCATCATCAGTACACGGAAGTTTATGTTTACTACATCCATTTAAGTAGTAATTACTTGATGCTGCATTTTTTGATACAGTATAAGCATTTCCTCCTTTAGGTATAGTTTTTGTATTTATATACGTATGCCCATGTATAACAGGACCTGCCTTATCTACATCAGTATATTGTGAAAAGCTTAAAACCTGTTCTCCCTTTCCCGCAGAAAACTTACCTAATTGATTAGGTGCTAGTCCGGCAAGAGAATAATTCCTACCTATTAAAAAGTCGTTTTGCAAATCATTCGATGCTATATATGCTGCGCTACCTGATGTAGCATAGTAAAAGTCCTCAGTAGAACTAGTATCTAAATGATTAGCAGAAGATCGTGGATAAACGTACAGTATATTGTACGGTGATTTTGAGTAATATACAGAGTCTGAAATACTGTATGATTTACTATCCGCTTCAAAACCGGAAAATGTTGTAGCAAATGTTAAAGAATCATGTGCTGCAACTAATATTTGAGAATCACTTGGAACCTCACCAACACTTGTTGCAGTAGCACCGTCTGTAAACTCTATACTAAACAATAAAACATCTGAGCCAGATGTTGTTTTAGAAAATTTTAATACATGTCTATATGAACCATCTGGTAAAAGATCTGTATTAAGTTGAGATGAGTATTTACCTGTAGTCTCCTTAACATTAAGGATGGGATTCTCATGAGCTGAAATAAATACAGCATAGAAAGTTTTAGTCGAGTCCTTATAGAACTTCGCTGTATATCTAGTTAATATAGCCATTAGCAGTTACATCCGCAGTGTCCTCCACAGATTTCCACCGCTTTATTATATTTTTTAGCCGCATTATCAATAATAGCTACGGCAGAACTAACACTCCCAGTCATACTAGATAACTCAGTTTCTGCAGATTTCATAAGTAAGAAGATTTGTTGAGCCTCTGCTAACTCACTCGCACATTTAGCACAATCTGCGGAACAATCTAATAATTTATCTACTTTTTTAGCAAGGCAACACATAACATCACAGTTTCCAATTCCTGCAGATTGAAAGAATGTTTCCCCATTCTGAATATACTCAACATAGAATACACCATTTTGAGCCCCAACAGTAGTAGTAGCAACTGTTATAGATAAACTTCCGTTTACAGGAGCTACAGCTAATATATATGAGTTAGAACCGTTAGTTATTTTAACGCTACCTTCAGTTTCAGTAGCTTGAGATATACTAACTATAATGTTCTTACAATCATTTGTTACTTTAACTGCTATTGCCATTGTTTAAATTTTAAAGATGATTAATGGGGGAGACCATAATCTCCCCCTTAATCTTAATAGTCAAATACTCTTTAGAGAGTAACTGCAGGGAAATTACCAAATAAACCATCTAATTGTGCTTCTAAAGCAGTTGTTCCTGCTGTCAAAGCAGGATCAAACGCAATATTAACTTCAATAAGATTATCAACACCATTTATTCCAGAAGTAGTACTTCCGTCTTTAGTAGCTACGATTCTGTACATATCATAGTCAGTACCAGCTACTGCGGTTGCAGTAGGAGCAATAGGTCTTGATATACGGTTGTAATAACCAGAACCAATACCTTGAAGACTCTCTTCAAATGCCTGTATATATGGACCAGAACCATATCCACGTAAATTACCAGTACTTGTAACTGCCATAGTAGTACCTTCACCTTCCCAGGCAGCATCTATCTGAACTAAATCTTCTGCTACAGAACCATCACGTTTAGCCGCACCTTTGGTCCATCCAGTTAGTACAACATTTCCTGTGCCATCCGTAACGGTATTTACCCAATGAGGTAAATCAGCGTTTAGTGCAGTAGTCAATGCTGCAGATTGAGTAGTGGGAGTAGCTGCAGCAGCTACAGTAATCTCATAAGTTTTCATCTCAAACGGCTCTGCGCCGTTAGTCAAATTCATAACTTTAAGGATATGTGTCCCAGCTCCATCTGCATTTGTACTTAAAGTTGCAGTAGCAACGTGCGCACTTTGTGCAACAGCACTTTTACCAGTAAAATCAATTACATTAGCCACAGTGATCCAAGGACTGTAACGATTTCCCGAAGCTGTACCTTGAACGAAACGAATTTCAGGAGCTGTAACATTTGTATCACCAGCTGTTACTGATATAGCTCCCGCTCCAATACTTCGTTTTTGAACATCAATAGCCTTATTTGCCACAACTTCCGCATCAGCGACCGCAGCAACATTATTTCCAATTAGCAAATGTCTTGCCATATTTTCTAAATTTTAAATTAACAATTATTCATTCCTTGAGGCTTCTCCTACCGCCGTTTTGTACCTTGGATCAGAGATCTCTTCTAGAATGCTGCTGACTACCATAGAAACAATCTCTTGATGAGTGTGCTCAGGTAGTTCGCAGTCTACCCCCAAAGATAGGGATATTTCGTTTGGCCTTCTTATGTATGTGATTTTTACTGTATCTATTATAAATATATCACTTGTGTACACATCAATGGCCTGACCCCTAACCGTTGTTAGAGGCGAAGTGTGTTTTGTAGAATTAAATGGGTCTGTAAGAAGTGTGAAAATGTCATCATGTTGAGAAAATTTATTCCCTGACATTATTCTATCTGAAAATTTAGCAGGTACTCTTTTCTCTGAATACGCTGTGTCCATAATCAAGGCAGGCGAATAAACATCTGCCGCTCCATTATACCCTCTTCCCCATGCCTGCGTTAAAGCTGAACCAGAAGGATCGGCATTAAACCACGGATGAGATTCAATATCTACTATTACTATAAAGTTGCCTGGGTAATTCAATGTCCCAAACTCTTCCCAATAAATTTGAAAACCATCTCCAGAATTATTTAAAATATCCTGTTTAACAGCTTCTATATCTGATGGAAATGCATCAGGTGTCCATCCTGCAAATGTGGGACTCCATATAGGCACATTATTTAATGTTAAATCATCGACATCTTCAATCATTGAAATTTCTTCAACAAATGCTGTAGAGTCTCCTGCCATGTTATTACAAACAAAAGTATTTAAATTCAAGAGAATAAAAGATACCTCAGCTGGATTTTCTAGTGTATATGCCATAGGCTTACATCTATCGATCCAAATTTTTGATGATTGATTAACTAAATACATGTAATCAGAAGGTAACTGAAATGTATCTACATATACTGTAGAATTAAGCTGCTCTTTAAATGTTACAGGCGCTTCATACTCTTTTACTAAAGTACGTAAATCGTCTATACGCTTCTGAGTTTCTTCAAAACCTTTACGGTAGAGATTATTTCTACCATATTTAGTATTGATGAAACGAGACATATTCTTATTCAGTTCTATGTCAATTTCTTCGGAAAGAAGCATGTCAGCTTGGAGTGAATGTATTTTATCCACTCCTTGCTGAACAGCTATATGCATTTCAATTACATTCATGATTACAATGCAAGCTCTTTAAGTTTAGCTCGTAATATAGTCAATTTACCAGAGTTCTTCTTATCTTTTAAGTGAACTACTGAATCATCCATAGTATCCCCAAGTACTTCATCAATAAAAATTACTTGGTTTCCAATCTTTCTCAGAACTCCTGCTGTGATCATCTCATCTATCTCAGCCTTTAATTCTAAATTTTTATCTTTTACGATCTTTAAAAATTTCTTAGGGTTCGCAGTTTTAAGTTCGTATAAACTATTTTCAACTTGCTCTTCCGTTAATCTATCAGGATTAGTATTAGATATTAATCTTAATACTCGTGCCATATTCTTTTTAGAAGAAGATAGTTTAATAAATTCTCTATCTGCATCTTTCTTGAATTGAATCTGGTTATTTTTAACCTTGTCATCTCTGGCAAGATCTTGGATATAAAAACGTTTAGAAAAATCTTGTAACATTTCCGCCTCAGTAAGCGCCACATGTGGATGCTTAACTGCGAATCTGTATTTTATATAGTCCATTATGCTCAAAGGCACTCCATCATCATCTAAACCAATCTCTAATTCTACACCTGTAAAAGTTACAGGAATAGTTAGATCTGCCCAGAATTCTTTAGAATGTTTTGGCCAATCGTTATGATCAGGAGATACATCTAGTAGCTCCCGCATAAATTCTTTTTCCTCTTTTGGGGTAAACCCCTTCAAAGGTTGTCTGTTGACATACACACTACTAAGTTTCATAGTAGCATCTGCTCTTACCGCTTTGGGAAGATGATTTGATAACTCCTGTCTGCGGAGGTAAACTTTTTTACTCATTTTTCAGTTCTTTTAAATTAAATTATAGGGTGGAAAGAATAACTCTCCTATATGTAGAATGGGAAAGGAGTGAGGAGCAGAAGCTCCCCACAACCCCCATTATAAACCAATATATAGACTTGCGAAGAATCGCCGTGTTTAGGATGCTGTACATGTAATGTCAAGAGAGGTATCAAAACGCTTAAGCGCAATACCTGCAGTCTTTAACATATGTACAGACGCACCATCTACGTCAGACGCTCTAGAAGAAGTTGATTCAAATCCTCTTGGAACTACTGAACCAGCTACACACCATCTCATAGACTCACGACCTTTTTTATTGATCATCTGTAAGTTGTTCTGACCATCATAATTTGATTGGTCAACGAACACCATACGGTAAGACTCTAGAGAGTAACCTGTAACAGGGTGCTTCCCGCGAGCTTGAGCTACCGCACCATGATCAAATAATGGTAGTTTTACCACATTGACCACATGGCCGTCCACATGCTCGTAGGATGTGAAGTACCCCGTAAGTCCTAAGTTACGTCCTGATCCAGTGATGAAACGATTCTCTCCACCTATTTTCCAAGAGCCTGCTCCTGAGAAATGATTTTTAAGAGCTTCATCAAATTCACGAGCTCCTCCTGTACCTGTGTACAGAGTAACTTGCTTCTTAGAGGCATCTGTCATCTGGTAAAACAAATCGCCAATGATGTTCTTCAACTTAGACTCTGTCATAATAGAGTAAGTATCAGTATTCACGATTTGCTCGAGGAGACCAGGACCTACGATTACAGGTTGGCCGTTCTCATCCTTCATAGATGTGTGACCGTTAGAATCATAAGTTTTCTGACCATACCAGTAGTACATCTCACACTCTTCTTTAAAGTCGAGCATGTGTAAGTACTCCTCGTAATCCATCCACAACTTAGTAGTAGAACCACCTTTAGTTGGGAGAGAAAATTCTGCAACAAAGTCCTTAGCATTACCAGACATGTGGTAAGACTTACGAACTGTTGTCAGTTTATTACGTACCAAGCCTGGAGACTCCCAGTTAGAGGCATTACCTCTAGAGAAGTCTACACCGACTGGTGCATACATCTGAGCCCACAGTGCACCAGCTACGCAATCTGTTGCCGCTACTACTGCTGCTGACGCAGGATTAATTAATTGCAGTGTGTATTTCCATGAAGTTCCACCAGCAACTTGTGTTGGTTCTTTCATAATACGTGCTTGAGTACCTGCTTGAGATACTAATACGTATGGGAAAACAAAGTGCTTGTCTGGGAATTCCAGCTCAAATGATGCACCTCCTCCTCCTATTGTAGAACCTGTTGGTCCTGCTGCTGCTACTGGACGAGTCCTCAATCTATGTGTTGCCACACGATACTCATATTCCAGACGGTCGATAGACTTCGCGTTTCCCACACCTTCAGTTAAGAACGATAAGGGAAAACGTTTATCATCTTTTCCTGATAAATGTGTAATGATTGGAGACAGTTCAGTAGGCTTTGATAACATCGCGTTCGCCAGACTGTTCATATCAGTCATTTGCGAATCATTGTAAAACGTCTTTTGGACGCTTATGTTTGTTCCTTGATTAGCCATTTTCTATCTAATTATTTTTATATGCAGTGTTAATTGCCGAGTTAAAAGTTGAGATCCAAATTATCCAAATCAACTGCACCTCCGCGTGAACGACGTGTAGCTTTCTTTGCACTCTTTATTCTCTCTTCGTTTTTCGAGATCTTGTCTCGGAGTGACTTAGCATTAGAAGTTTTTGCTTTGGTTTTAATGATGTCCTCTAATTTGAATCCCTTAAACATAAGGTAATCTATAGCTAACTTCACCTCCATCTCAGCATTCTGATGATCTAGGTCTCTCTGTGTTTGACCCTCACGGGTCACGGGGTTAGAGATATAGCTGAAAAATTTCGACTTTTCTCTCTTTGGAACTGTGAGACCTGCAAACTCAGTTGAGTTTTCAATAGTATCATGTACCCCACTCCAAAATTCTTTTTGCTTCCTAGAAGTTTCTGCTTGTTGAGTCTTTTGACCCTTTAACATTTCTTCCCTTTGCTCAGCCTGCGACTTAGCTAGGGCGTCTTTTGCTCTAGTAGCTTTATCAAATAACTTTCCGCTATCCTGGTAATCTTCTAAAATCTCTTGGATGAATTCATCATCATGACCTTTAGTTTTAAAATAATCTCCCAGTACAGCACGTTGACTTCCGATGTCCCCTTCTGAAACGTCCATTCTAGAATAGTCGTTATTAGGATCGTAAGCCTTCATAAATTGTTGTGAATCTCCCCCAGAAAGAACATATTGTAAATGGTTCTTTACTAATGGAAATTTCTCAAACAGTTGATCAAGTTGATCTTCTGCCATCTGTGACCCAACGTCTTGAGTCAATTGAAGTAGCCCCTCTGTAGTATCGTCATACTCATTCTCAGTATCATAACCAAGTTTATCAAGTATATCTCCTACCACAGTACTAGGAGCAGTTTCAGAATCTTCAGTAGTATCTTCTACAGTTCCCCGCTTTGTTGGTCTTCGAGTGGCTTCTTCATCTTCGAGATCTTCATCTCCATGATCTTCTATCTCACTCTCAAGTTCAACATCAGCATCAACCTTTTTATCTTCTACTGAGTCTTCAATAATATCATCCTCTACCTTTAAATCAGAGTCTATTGGCTCTGTAGGCACGCCCCCATCTAGGATGTCGTCGAACATAATGTCGTCGAGGGCTATTTTTTCATTTGGATCTACCATCTATCTATATATTATTACAAAATTAACTAAAATTATTTGGTATACGTGGTTTAATGTGTTTTTGAAGATTGCTTTATTATATATCATTTACAGTTAAAAAATCCTCCCTTTTTACGGGTATTTACCTTAACATTTTTAAAAAAGCCACCAGTTTTTGCCACTGTACTTCCCCCAGATATTTCGTTTCTCGTAAGATCTCGATCATTTTCTTCAGGATTAAATGAAATAGTGTTTAGCATATCTTTAAGAGCTTTTTTTCCAAAAACTCTATTAAGTTGCTTAAGGGGATTCGAATTCCTTGGGCCAAATTTATTAAAATTCTTAAATAGTTCTCTAAATTGAGAATCATTAATCTTTTCTGTAAATGGATCATATATACCCAAAGACTGAGCTCTTTCTCTAATAGAAGATAATCTAGCTCTAGTTTCTGTAGACTGTTTAATATAATCATTGAATGTAGGGCGCCATCCTGTAACTCGTTCATTATCACCATGTGCAGCAATCTTTTCTTGTGAAGAAGGAGGAATTAATCTTTTATGATCTCCCCAGTTAGAAATATAACTAGTACCAGAAAAATCACCACCTACTCCCGCGCCTATAATCCCTTTTGATAAAATATTTCCAGCATCTTTTAAAGTCACATTTTTTGCAAAATCAGAAACATAATCCTTTATCCATATAGGTCTGTCACTACTATGAGAAATTTCATGTGTTGCTGCAGTTGAACCTTCTCTCATTCCTCCAGGAAAAATCTCTATATTTCCTGTGCTACTATTAGAGAAAGCATTAGTCTTAGGACGGTCTTTGCGAGGTAAGGAATGAGTACTCATAGTTATATCTTCTAAATTCTTCAATCTCATCCTAGTAAGAAAATCTACATTTTCAGGGTCTTCAGAAGTCAGCATTTCTCTATGCATTGGGGAATTTATCCATTGCTTCTGCCACTCAAGAGCAGCAAAGTCAGTTTCAGAATTAGTAGTTATTTCATCTACTTCAGGCATAGGAGAAAGCATAGCCCCAGAGTCTAAATCTTTTTTTATTGATTCTTTAACTCCTTTAGTTTGATAAAATCCACCTTCTTGCTTTTCTTCCTTTTCCCCTATAGATATAGACTCATACTCAGCAATTACTTGTTTATACCCAGGAAGATCTCTTAAACTCTTAACATTTATATAATCTTCTGGATTCATTCCTTTAGGGAGAACCGCTCTTAAAGCTTTTAAATGTAGATCTCTTTGATTTCTTTTAGCCCAATCTGCATCTCGCTGTTCTAAAGTTAATTCTTCTTGTACAATCGGGGTATTAGCTTCATCTATACGAGCATTATGATCTTCCATATATCTATTTAGCTGCCTCTTATTCATCTTAGGCAAACCTAACGATGATCTTAAATTTCTTACACCAGGCCTCCCATACGGAAACTTCTTTTTAACTCCTTTAGTTTGATATTCTGCAGGCCTTTCTATAACAGTACCCACATCATCTCCCATAGGTAAATTATCAATTCCTGGAGGCACACTCTTATACGATTGTACCAACTCACCTTGTTTACCATATTTATCTATATCAATTGGGGCCTGCATATTACTAGTATTAAAATCCCCTTGTGAATTGGGGAATACCATTGCATCAGGAAGTTGTTGAGGCGCTCGTCCACTAAGGCCCTGTTCCTGCTCTTGTGGAGTCTCAGCAACCTCAACATTCTCCTGCTGACCTTCTGGTGGAATTCCTTCCATCAAATCTGCCAAACTACCTTTATAATCTTCTCTGACAGCTTGCTTTAACAAATCCATCTGCTGTTCGTTACTTAGCATCTGGTTTCTTATTTGCTTGTTTAGACTTAATCTTTAAATCTGCTTTTGTATTGATATTATCTTGGCGGAGTTTAGTTTTTTCAAGTTGCTCATCAGCTTTATTAGATCTGACCTTCTCACTAATGTCCATCTCTTTAATACTAGCATCTAACTGTTTATTAGCTTTATCTGCATCAATCTTTATACGAGCAGTATCTTGAGCTTCTGTAGTCCCTGCCTTCTGAATCATCGCAATCTCAATACTATTCTTACGATCTAATTCTTTATTAATATTCTCGTTCTCTAACTTAGCCTGCTCCATTTGCGCTTGCATCTGTTGAGCTTGTTGAGCTGCTTGCTGTTCTGCTTCGGCTTGAGCCTGTTGTAGCTGTTGAGTATATTTTTCAGCCTTCTCTAACTTATCTTTTAACTGAGGGAAACTTTCTGCATCAAACATTTCTGCAATAGCAGATGCAGGTAAACCATTCTGAGCGAATGATTGAGACAGCTGTTTGAGATTATTTATCTTCTCTTGCTCCTTACCTGAATTAGTTACAAATATTCCATAGTTAGATTCCATATGTGAGAGAGGATCTACCATTAAATAATCTACTGTTCCATCAGGCATAACATACATACCTTGTTTCCCAGTTGACCAAGCTTCTTTAGAATAATCTAATAATGCTTGCATATCTCTTTCTTCAAAAGCTTCAAACTTACGGAATATATCTTCAGTAATATGAGAAGACTGTACAATGGCTTGTTGACTTGCTCCTTTACCCTCGTACTGACTTACTTGTCCCTGACGTTGACGATTAACCCCAGATAATTTTTCCCATTCCTCTAGTATAGAGTTCAAAAGTACAATATATTGTTCAATAGTCTTAATAGACATATCTAGTACAGACTGATGCTGAGGAGAAAGCTGCACTCCCTCTTTATTATAATCTACCCATGCGATACCTGTTCCCTCCACAAAGTACATGAACTTATCCATATCCCACTTCTTAGGGATCATGTTAATATCAAATTGCGCTATAATATCTTTACTACGTGCAATAGCTAGTTCTAATCGGTACTTATAAATGTTATAGTTAAGTTGGTAAGGTACACCTAAACTAACTAGAGAAATATTTCTAGAGTTAATATTAGAATAACGTCTTCCATTAATAGGTAATTTACAGGTAGAAGGATTACTAATAGAATTTCTTTGGTTAGTAACAGGTCCCATATCAATATAAAATCTACCGTCTATACGAGTTCCTTCCCATACCTCATTAACCCACATCCATGAAACTTGCCCTCCCATCTCCTTCATCTCAGAAGTAAGTTTAAATCCTTCTTGTACCTCCTGTTCTTCAAGATCTCCTGTAATAGGCGATATAAAAGTAAAAAATCCTATTCTTTTTCTACTCTTCCAATATACAGTAGCTACTTCTAATAATCTACTTCTATGTACATTTGGATCCCCATTTGTAGTATTACGAGTAAGTAAAAACGAATCTACATCCATATGTCTAGGCTCTTCAAGTTCTGCAACTTGTTGGTCACTTAATGATTCGTAGTAGTGATCAATTATTGTTGAAGCATGCACATACTTACGAATAACAGCCCAGTCCCCGTCCTCTACAAATTCTAAGTCTGGATCCATATCATAATCAATGTCGATAGGATTTAATACGTCGTAATAGGGCTCTCCATTGCGTACACCTCTATGCGTATATACTTCTCCAGAAACTAAATAATGAAACCACGCCTTTTGGATTTTATCAGAGACATTTTGAGATTGCAAAATGTATGTCATAGCATGCTGTCCTAAAATAGCTCTATTATCTACATAGTCTCTCTCAAACATTTCTACAAGAGATTGCGGTAATTGGACTTCCTGATCTTCCATACCAGTATCCATACCCATTTGATTCATTTTATTTACAAACTGAGCTTGTAAATTCTTAATCAACATTTCATGTTTGGCTTGCTCCTTCTGAGAAACTACATCATGATTTAATACACCAACAGTGTAATTGAGAGGCCGTTTAGACTTCTCACCCAACAGTAAATCAATAACAGGTTTAATGATAGGATAATTACGCATCTTAGAAGGGAAGTTGCTACGAGTTTTGCCGTATGGCTTTAACACATACTTATAATCTATCTCATCAATTACACCGTTGTAA